ATCTGCAGGTAATAATTCTTTGTAAGCTTGTGCTTGAAACTGTGTGACTGCTTCAGCTAACACTGGGTGTGTTGCACCTGAAGCTCCTTGAAATGGTTCTGTTCTATTTTCGTATTTAAATCCTAATAAATCTAAACCTGTTTTGTAACTGTTCTCCCATTCTTTTCTTGAAGCTTTGTAATCCATGTAATTCTGCACCATTTCGTTTCCAATTGGTTCAGTTACATCTTCTGGTAAAATATCTGCTAAGTTATCAAAATGATTTTCTGTGCCCGGTATGTTTATAGATCCCGGTTCAAAGTCGATTGTTGCACCACCATCTTCTTCCGGTGTTACTTCAACTGGTGCTTTTTCTACTACTTCTTCCTGAACACTAACTTCTGCTATCTCTTCTTCTGAAGGGATATCTATTTTTGTACGAGTGTTAGGGAGTCCTTTATCTATATCTGCCATTTAATACTCCTATATTTTCATACCACGTTTCATCAGACCTTGCAACCCTTGAGACATTGGCCCTGACTCTGGTGGTGGGCCTGAGTCTACACCAGCTATTTTAGCAATACCTCCTCCTGCTCCTCTAAAATGTTCTCTACCTCCACCTTTTCTTCCAGCACCTGTAGACATTCTCATATATTCTTTTAGAGATTTTGTACCACCTCTGTTTATATAATATCGATAAGCTTTCATCATGTCAGAAAAAGCTTTATCTTCTGCTGATGCAAAATCTATTTCAACAGGTTCTACTAACATTCCCTTATCGTAACCTATACGACCACCTGTTGCAAATTTAGGTATTGTTAGATCTATATTTACAGGTCCTCCCTCTGCTTTTTTAACTTTTTTAAGTGGAACACCATTTTCAAATTTAGGGAGACCATAGTATTCTAGAGTTCTATTCATTCCTGTAAATTCACCGGTATCACTATTTATCATTTCTTGAAAATCTATTCCGTAAAACTTATTATCTATTTTTATTCTAAGACCTCTTTCTTTTAAGTAATTATCAAAATCTTCTACCCTTTCTTTATAGTCAGGATTATCTTTTTGATTTTTAATATAAGCTTCTGCAGATTTTACAAAACCTGCATTTGTTTTATAAAGAGAAAGATATCTATTAGATAAAAATTCAATATTTTTTTGTCTACTGCTTTTAGGAACGTTGTGAAAAACTTGAAAAAGTCCTTTATCTTTCATTGCTCTTTCTGTCATTTCTTCTTCTGTTTTTGTAATTGTTTTATCTATTATCCCTGTTTTCTTATCCATCGTTGTATTTAAGTCTTCCACTAATCTAGGGTAATCAGTTATTTTTAAAGTTCCGTCTTTAAATAAATTGTTTAAATCTGGTATTCTTTTTCTTTCTTGAATTAATACATTTTGTACATGTAACTCACCATTAGGTAAAGTTTTTGCATACTCTCTAGCATCTTTTAATATTTTAGCTGCTTCTTCATTTGCATAATTTTTTGATCTTGGTGGTGGGTACTCTGCTTGAAAGTCTGGACTCTTTCTTATATTTTTAATTACTTCTTCTATTTTTCTTTCATTGGTGTTAAACAACCTTGCTAATTCTTTATTCTTTAATACAATATCGTATGTTCCTAATCTGGACGGACCTAATTCAGTTCTTTTTACTAAATTATCTATAAAAAATTTTTCTGCATTTACGATTGAACCATCTTTTAATTGTATAGTGTTTGGAAAAAAATTTTCATCTGCAAAATTTGTAATTGTATTATTTTCATTTGCTTTTAATTGTTTATTTTCTCTTTGAGTTGCAATGTATACAGGATCATTTCTATCATATGTACCAGTAGGCCTTTTACCTAATTCAATATCATTTCTTTTAGCCAGTGAAGAAACATTTAAACTAGGTAAAAGTACTGTTAATTGTGTTGCGTCAGGTAATTTATTTTCTTTTTCTTTATATTTATCTATAACTAAATTAAGTAATTCTACTTTGTCTGCTTCACTCATTATAGGTTGTGTGCTTGCAGGTCTTTCTCTTACTCTTACACGACCATCTTCTATGGTAGTAACAGGACCTGCTTTTCTAGTTTTTGAATCTCGGTAATCTTTAATTATTTTATTAAGATCTGTTAATGTTTCAGACTCTATTCCTTTTAGCGCTTTTTCACTATATTTTTTACTTTCAAAAATAATTGGAAGTTGTTCTGTATCAGCAGGAAGTCCTTCTGCTACAGGTTTTATATTTTCCCCTGCAGGAAAAATTTCTTTTGTATCTATTTTAACTTCTGGTTTTTCACCTGTTGTTGTGCCTATTTCAATAGATGGCTCTGCCGGAAAACCTATAGGTTTAGTCATCTCCTTAAGTTTTTCTTTTTCTTTTTCCATCTCTTCTGCATCTGGAAAAAATGTATCAGCGATTCTTTTACCAAGAACTGTTCCTGTTAAAGCCTCTGCTCCTTTACGAAGTAAAGGTTGAACACCAGGAATTTTTGGAGCTAACCCAACTAGAGAACCTACAGAATAACCTGCACGTCCACCATCAGCTTGTGGATTACGGTCCATAAAATCTTTATACATATCTCTGTCTAATGCTTGTTGTGGTCTGTCTATCTTGTCTGCTGTTGTGACCTGTTCATCGTCGAAGAGATCCATCAACTCTATAATTTTTTTATCTAGGTCTTCCATTACTCACCTAACATTCCGGCAATACCACCGCCAGCTTTTTTGGTGACTGTCTTTTCTATAACTTCTATAATGTCGTCATCAAAGCCACCTGTCTCATCTTGTCTTCCAGGTTTGTAATAAATCTCCTTACCACCTTTTTTAATTGTGTAACTTTGATCTGCAACATCTTCTGTGACTTCAACACCCTCGTGTTTTTTCTTTGTCACCATTTCTTTGACCCTTCTACCTTTTACAGAAACCAATTTACCAAGACTCATGACTGTCTCTACAATCTTAGCTAACGCTGGTCCTGTGATCTCTGCTGCTTTTGCAACAACGGGTGCTGCCTTTCCTATAAGCTTAGCTCCTCCAAACGGTAACATCGATGCAATACCTGCAGCTGCTCTCATGAAAGTTCTTCTTTTAGGATCTTTTGGTCCGTCCTTAAATGCTGCACGTCCACCGTCTGCAAACGGTATTCCAGATAACAAATTAAATATCTCATCAAAAGCATATTTTAAACCAACAGCTGTGTTAAAACCTCTGTCCTCCAAAGTCTTGTATGTATCCGTATCTGTTATTGCTTTAAGACCTCGTTTTAAAACACCATCTTTAAATGCTGCACGTCCACCATCTGCTAATGTGATCGATGGTGCGCCTCTATCTTTTTTAGAATAAGGTATGTCTATATCTAATTGATCTAGATACTCATCGAACTCCATGTCCTCTGGAATCTCTTTTAATTTTTTAAGACGTAAAAATTCTTCAAAACTTTCTCCCATCGCATCATCATAACCGTAGGAGGCCATCTTCATATTTTCTTTTTCTCTAGCAGAGAATTTATTCATCAGTCTCATCATCTCTTCTTGAAATTCTTCTAATTCAAATTCGTTTAATTCTTTGTAAGGTTTTTTAAACATTCTAAAAGAATGATCATCCCTGTCGGCCTCACTATCTCTGTAGAAAGGTTCATCTACTGATGCCATCTTCATGATGCCTTCACCTTGTTTTAAACCAATACGACCACCATCTGCTTCACCTTTTCTCATCATATCAGCCTGATCTGCGAACATATCTTCTATTTCTCTAATGGCTCTTTCATAAATTTTACTTTGCATAGATCCACTTAAATCATAAAAATCTTTACCATAATTTTCTTCAGCTATCTCTTCTGCTTTCTCTTGTATTCGCATCTTGTAATCTCCACCTGATGAAAATCCTGCACGCATAATACCACCATCTGCTTTCTTCAAAGGGTTTCTCGGATTGAAAGGTTTACCCTCATCGTCAAAAACCATTTTCTCAACTGTGTTATCAAAGTCTGGATCTTTTTTTCCAATGGGCTTTTTGGGTTTGAATAGATTGTTTATCTGTTTTCTCATCAGCTCGTTTACGTCACCAAATTCCTGTTTGGCAAAATTAAAAATCTGTTGTCTTGTCATTCCCATCGGAATGAGTCTTCTAGCCGAATCTAAAAATTTTATAAATGGTGGCATCAATAATAATTCCTTTTAACTTTGTTCTGTGGTTCATCCACATAATCTTCAGGGTGGTCGATTAATCCACCTTGTCTGAATCGCATGATAGCTTGTGTGGTTGAGTCCACTAAGTCATCATGGTCGCCGTAGGGAAATGCTGCGCACTCTTCCATGACATCGTCTGCGAATTTCTGCTCCGGACACCATATCATACCAGATTCAAATAAAGGTGCAACAGAATTCACACGTGCATGCTTGTCGTTTCCTTTGGATGGTGTGAAGTTAACAACTGGTATATCCATGTTTCTTAGTTCGTAAGTCAAGGGCAAACCACTAGCTTTTGCCTCAATAATCACAGATTCAGGTTGCCAATATTTATATTGTTCTAATGCAAGTCTACGTAATTCTGGAAACTCATACCGTCCTTTTACTGCATCGAGTAACATTAGATTAGCTGGTTGATCTTCATCTGGATAGAATACTCCCCATGTCGTTATCGCACTGTAGTCTGCTGTTTCTTTTTTAAGAAAAGCTGTATCATAAGATTGTATTACATGATGTAATGTTGGTATCCAATCGTTTGGCCAGATCCTCCACCACTCACGTTTTAAGATTGCACCTTCTTCAGCTGTTGGATTTTGCATCCACTGTGCATTCCATTTGCCCGTGGGCAGTGTTGCTTGTACCTTTTCTAATTCGTCTAACTTCCAATACTCAGGCCAAACAGGTTTGGGCTTTGATCCGTGGTCCATGATTGCCGGAAATTCAACCACGTGCCATTGATCAGCTTTCGCTTCTTTTTGGTTCGCGAGTAACTTACCGGTTAGATCTTTGTTACTCCATCTTGTCATGACCAAGACAATTTTACCACCAGGTTGTAAACGCTGACGTGGACCTGATGTATACCATTCATAAGCTGACTCCATTGCTGTAGGAGATAATGCATCTTGCTCAGAATGTGGATCGTCAATGATTAGTAAGTCCGCACCACGTCCAGTGATTGCACCACCAACACCAGCTGCGAAGTATTCACCACCTTGTGATGTCTCCCAACGTCCTGCTGCCTTTGAGTCTTCTTGTAGGGTTGTTTTAAAAATTTTAGAATAATCCTCACTGTCAATTAAATTTTTTGCCTTACGACCAAATCTTATTGCGAGTTCACCCGTGTGTGTTGCTTGAATGATCTTGAGCCTTGGCTCACGGCCCACCATCCATGCTGGTAGCAAATAAGATGCAAATTCAGATTTGGTATGCCTAGGAGGCATATTAATGATCAATCGATTTATTTCACCCGATGCTAATTTATTAAATTTATCTGCGATGTGTCTGTGATGGGACCCCTCTACAAATTCTGGCCACACACATTTTACAAAACTTAGAAAGTCATTCTTAGCTTTGTTCTGTATCTTTTTTTCTGCATGCATGACCTGCAATCTTAAAAATTGTTTACGGACGTCTGCAGGTAGTTTGCTTATATCTACTGTATCTAAATTCATTTAAAATTTTTTAAAAAATTTTTTGCATCATGTTTACGATGTTGAAAATGTTTTTACCAGGTAAAACTGTCTAAATCAAGCAATACAACCTAGAGTAGTGGGACCCCTTTGTACAAAAAAGGGGGATAGGGTCTAAGTTATTTTCTATGTTTGGGATTGGTTCGGGACCCCTCGGCGCGTTAGCGCCGAGGGAAGAAAGGTTATGCCCAATTTTTTAGAGCACGTTTTTTGATGTAGATCGCAGGACCTACAACAAAGTCTTTACGTCCTGTAACGTAATTGTCATTATCAAATGTCATACGCCACAGCAGAGTTGCCTCTGGGTTTAAAGGTAAACCCATGAGTTTACCTTCTTCGTTTATTATTAATAAGTCTCCGTTAGGAAACGTTATACATTCAACCATACCACCAACAAAGTCTTGAGCCGATTTTAAATTCGGCTCATCTTTTTGGTCCTCAATAACTTTGAATTGATCTGGTGTTGTGTTTGCTTTTAGTTCCATAAAGCCTCCGCAACTAAGCCACCGTTTGTAGCTTTGTTCAATGCCTCAAGATATTCTGTTTCAGACATCTCAAGATATTTAATGCAAAACTCATGTCTCTTTTGTTGAGTTGCACCTATTGTAGTATCAGCAATGTACGATACTGCTTTATCTAAGATCTCTTGTCTCTTAGCACCACCTGGTTTAAATTCTGGTTTTAAACCGTTCCATTTTTCTTTTGTCATATTATACCTTTCTTGTTAATAGGATTATCCTAGTCGATTTGCCTAGTTTCGTCAACCTTAATATCCCATTGATTCCAACCATAACCATAAGAGTTTTCATGTCTTGTTTTCTTAGGGTCCTCGATCGGTGTTTCAAGGCACTCGGTCCTCGGTGCAATGGCTAAGATTTGATCAATATACTCATTAGCAAAATTGTCATAACAATTTTGACTACAAAAGAAATTATACCAATATCTATTAGTGTATTGTTTAACTTTACGAGTTCTTAAAACCTTTGAGCCTTTGACACCTCGCACTCTGTCAACAGTATGTTTCTTATGGCACTCAGGTCCATGACACCAATTAAAGTCGCTCATACCATTAACCCCAAACTTAAAATTACACCAAAGAAAAACACACAACAATAAAATTCAAAGCTTGTCATTAATGCCTCACTTTCCAAGTTGTAGTTGCAGTTCTATATCCATGACTATCTAAGTCATAATATACATAGTAAGGAACACCATTTTTAGATGTACCATATCTGCTTTTTTCGTCATGCTTACCACGTCTAGTGATATGTTTTTTGTGCTTGTTAGCCCAATAAGTTATGT